GGGAAATTATCATCCGCAGGTTTTTTTATGCCTTGCGAGATACTTTAAACAATCATGTCAATCAAATCAACAATCGCAGCTGTAGCTGCATCACCTTTTCTTCTCGCTGGAGCCGCTTTTGCTGGTCCTTATGTGAACGTAGAAAGCAACCTTTCATATCCTGATGGAGAGTACTCTGCAGCTACTACAGATGTACATATCGGATACGAAGGCACAGTAGGTGCTGACGGTACTATTGCTTACTATGTACAAGGTGGTCCTTCACTAGCTCATTCTGAGTCTGCTGACGAAACAGAAACAGAACTTTCTGGTAAGGTTGGTGCTTCTGTACCTGTTACTGATTCTCTTGCTGCTTATGCTGAGATCTCTGGTGCTACTGCTGGCGAAGACAGCGAAGGCGACACCATCCGTAACTGGGGTGCTAAAATCGGTGCTAAGTTCACATTCTAAGTTGAACTAACTTTCTAAATAAAGGGTGACTTCGGTCACCCTTTTTTATTCTTTAAACACAAATGCAAAACTTCGCAGTTTATACAAAACCTGATTGTCCATACTGCTCAAAGATAAAACAAGTTCTTGATGGGAAATCAATTTCCTACCGAGAATACAAGCTAGGAGTACATTATACACGTGAAGCATTTCAAAGAGAATTTGGTAGGGGTTGCACTTTTCCGCAAGTTCTAGTAAACTCAGAGAAACTCGGTGGATGCACCGACACTGTTAAATATCTCCAAGAAAAAAATCTAATCTAATGGAAGAACTTTACGATCTTGTTGAACATGCTATTGATGCTGCATTTGAGAAGGAGATATACCTTTTCAGATGTTATGATTATCTGAAGCATAACAAGGCAACTCGTAAGCAAGCGAAAGAATTTATTGATTCTAGTACAGCAAAAGAGTTAGCTCTCTTAGTGTATGATCTAGAACAATATATTAAAGGAGGTTCAGACAATGAACATTGCCAACTTAAAGAAGCATACGGTCATCTAGGTAAACCTAGAGCAAGAAAGTTACGAAAGTATCTTCATGGTATACTGAGTGATTCTTGGAAGTATGAACTATCTCGTAAACCAGGGAGGAAGAAACTCTCTAAATAAAAACAGTAGTAAGGAGACCTATGGAAATTGCATTAACTGTCTTAATGGTAATCGGTGCATTCCTTTTAGGGGTCACGGTATCATGGCTAGCAAAGGGATACGTTGAAGACTATGTTGAAAACGCTGCCTATGCAAGAGCTGTTATACATCCCGAAATGTTGGATGCCAACGGTAATATAATTCATGACGAATTAATTTACCTTCGCAAAGAAAAAGATTTTTACACTGAATTCGATGAGGATGATGATTAATTATGGTAGCTAAAGGACTTGAAAATAGTAACTCTCGGTTACTTATTACAGAAATCTTGCGAAAGGTTTCTAATGCTAAAACTAAGAAGGAGAAAGTAAACATCCTTCAAGGAAACAATTCTCCTGCACTGAGGATGTTATTGATTTGGAATTATGATGAGAGCGTAGTCTCTATGCTCCCTGAAGGAGAGGTTCCATACACACCTAACGATGCACCTGTAGGAACAGATCACACACGACTGG